ATGTTTCAACAAATTGAAAAATATATGGAAAAAATGAAATAAAATAAAATAGTGAAAATCACTGAGAATGCTGACATATTATACTATTGTAGAATCTTTTTTATACTTTTCAACTCTTACTGTAGTTCTTGGGCATTATCTGTAAGCCATAGCCTTGACACTTGCTGAGAAAAATACGAGGCTATGTATGGTAGTAATGAAGATTTGTACAAACTTTTAAGATGCAGGCGTAGTGCCTGCAGGTCTTCAAGTTATTGATGCAAGATGGCGTTTGTTTGGTCATGTTTTACGAATGCATGAAAATACACCAGCTAGGAAAGCTATGCTACATTACTTCTTGGGTGATCAGAACGGTCGAAAAAGACCTCGTATTACTATTGCTACTACTAACTAGTACTAAGCCTGTCAAATAAATATGTTACTGTGTTTTAGTCTGTGTATCGAAAAAAGCTGGATAGCTTAGAAGCACTTAAGGACATTGTCTCTATATTGGCTAATATCACATTGTCTCTATATTGGCTAATATCACAAGATTGAGATGAATGGAAAGAGATAATGAATAAGATTGTACATGCATACGCTGATTCAAAAAGCAGTCAAAGAATGGTTCAGAAGCAAAATTGCGAACGTGAAGTCTTTTCTTAAAATACTACGTGTCACGGTACTACGTGACTTTAGAACCGTAACTTAACTGTAGTAGTTACTGTAGCAGCTAATAGTTTATTAGGTAATTTAGTTAATCTAGTTACGTTATTAACACCTATAGCCAAAATAAGACTTGTAGTAATTTTAAGTAATAATGTAGCTACGCTTGTTATTGTTAGTTTTATTATCTTAGCTATTGCCCTAGGAATAGTAATTGTTGTGGTTACTAAAGCAGTTAATATTTTAAATACACTGTTTTTAATTGAAGCTGTATTTGATACTGTAGCTAATAAAGTCTTAAAACGACCAAAGTTAATACGAGATGTGCTAGTTACATTTACTGATAAAGTAACCAAATGATTAGCTATTTCAGTGATAAGAACAATTACAGTCTCTACTGCCGATACTAACAACTTACCTATTAAACGAGCTATTGTAGCTGTGCTGGTTACTGTAGCTGTTAATGTCTTACTTGAATAACGAGCTATTGTAGCTGTGCTAGTAACCGCTAAAGCCATTATCTTAGCAATAGCTCTTTTCATACTTACTGTGCTAGTAACATTGTACGACAATGTTTTAAATAAACTAAGTATTCTAGATATTGTTGCAGCACTAGTAGACAGTACTGAAATAAGTTTATTAATCAGTTTAGTTATACTAGCTGTAGAGCTAACTGTTGCAGTTATAAACTTAACTAACTGCCTAACAATATTAATAGTGCTAGTTACTGCTACGCTTAAACTCTTAGGTATAGCTTTAATCAAAGTAGCTGTACTTGTTACAGCATAACTAAGGGTTTTAGATAAAGATAACAATCTACTTAATGTTGCTGTTGATGTTACGTTAATAGTAAACGCAACTAAGTGCATTGCTGATTCTGTTATAACTACTAGGACATTGTCCACAATAGTAGTCATTAATTTACTGATTGCTCTTTTAATACTTATAGTGCTTGTTGAGGTTACACTCAATGCTTTTAATAGTGTAAGCTTATAAGCAATACTTACTGCATTTGAAACACTAACTGATAAAGTTTTAAGAAGATTTAAAACTTTAGATATATTAGCTGTAGAAATTACAGCTAATAAAATAATTTTAGATATATTTAAAAACTGAGAAATGGAACTAGTACTCGTAGAAGTAACACTTAACGAGGGAGTTAATGTGATATTATCTCCGTCATTAATTGCTACTCTATCTATACTAGAACCATTAATTGCCATTAACTAAATTGTACTTTAAAAGTAAATTGGATGGAATCGCCATTGTTCAATGGGATGCCACTAAAGTCACCTTTTACAAACAAGTTACCAGAAGTAGAAGCATCAAACAAACCAGCATTGGTGATTGTCTCACTTGTGCCAGCAGTCTGTGTACCTACAACTTGGAATGTGTCGTTTGTCGTACTTGTTGTTACTTGTGAAGTAGTGCCTGAAACACGTGGCAATACTTCTGTAAACAAAGTTGTATCTGTTGCTGCCGTCGTACCTGCACCTGTACCCCAACCAATGTATTTAGGTTGAGTAGCCGCACCACCATTAAGGTAGTTGGTTACGATGGCTTTCCCAGTATTAACTAAGAGTGTAGCCATTTTTTAATTCTCCAAATGATTCTTTTAAGTGGGTTAGCATGATAATAATCTATAACGCCAAGTTCCTCCACAGTGCCGTCAGCACGAGTGATGGTGGCAATTAGTTGGATTTCCTTAGCGTCTAGATTAGTATTCATTATACTCTTTGTTTAACCAACTCAAGAACGATTGTAAATGTTAAGGTTTGACCTGTACCTTCATAATCAAAGGTCGCTAAAATCTCACCTGTAGGATTGACAGCATTATTAATAATACCGCCATAGTGCTGAGCTTCTACTTTACCACGTCCTGCAAAGTTCCAGAATACAGTATTAGCAGAAGCACCTTTCCAAAGAATATTTACAGTTAATAAATCTTCTACGTCGTAGTTGATTTTATTAACACGTAAACGATTAGCTTTAACACCGTTAATATCAAAATCACTTAAGTTAGCAGGGTTAACAATAGTGTAAACACCTGCATCAGTAGCTGTTAAAGTACCTTCGTATTTAATTACAACGTGACGAGGCCCATCAACAAGAATCTGAATAGGAGTTTGAATAGTAGTAGTCATGTGCTACTCCCTATTAACGTGAAAGTTCTTGAGCTGTACCAATATAGTCTACAGTTAAAGTATCAGTCGCTGTTGGAGTAATTTGAAGGACAGGCGTAATCAAAGCATTGGTTAATGTAGTACCAGTAGAACCAATAGTAGGAGCTGTTACACGAGCAATCATAGTGTTGTTAGAATATACTAACAAATCTGTACCATCAAAGTACAAACCTAACTCTACCCAAGTTGCTGCAGCAGCAGTAGCTACGCCAGTAACTAAAGTAGTAGCAACACTGTTAACAGTAGATACTAAGTTAATAGAAGTGCTTGATGCAGCTTTGCTAAACCAAATACCATCAGTAGTTGCTGAACCAGCTTGCAAACCAACGTAGAAAGATTTAGTTCCAGAAACAGCAGATACTTGGAAACGAGTTGTAAACCAGAAACGGTTACCAGCGATAAACTGGAAAGAAGAACCATTCTTGTATGTAGAAGTAGCAGTTGTTGTGCCACCTGGAGTTAGAATAGCTTGACCACCTACACCATTGGTTAAGGCAAAAGTAGAGCTAGTGCCAGTAACAGCATAGTCTGTGCCAATCAAAGTGTTGAAGTCGTTCATGTAGCTAGTGCTGCCTAAAGCTTGTGTACTAGCTGTATGGAAAGGGTCTGGGTAAGGATAGCTGTAAAATACTTCACCAGAGTATGCTGTGGATATACCACTTGTAAAACGGGTTGGATTACTCATTTAATTGTTCCTTAACGTGATGAGTTCACGCCCGAAGGCGTTAAGGTAATAGAATTTATTACGAATGATTTTTAATACTAGCTACAGGAGTCATGCGTTTCTTTTTAACGCCAGACAACTGACCGCCTTGATTCTCTACTGCTTGGGTATTGCCTAAACCTTTTTTAGCATTGCTTTTTGGAGTTGCCATATTGCTTGGCTTATTCTTAGCTACGCCTGCTGGAAAGGTTTCAATGATTCTTTTTTCCATGATTTGTCCTTTAGAAGGAAAGGAAAGGAATCTTGTGAATTCCTAACCTTCCTATTATATCACAAATTAACTCAAATGTAAAGAGTTAATTAAGGACCGTTAACGCCATAGATGGCACGTGGGTCAGACCAACCAAAGCTGTAACGCTCGTAACCTTTAGCCTTAGCGTTCATTGTGTCAAAATCATTGTCCTGGTCGAACATGATACCAACACGCTCATAGTACTTAAGACCATTTTGAACGTTAGTGCGGAGGAACCAAGCGTGTGGGCTTGTTAGGTAATGGTTCATTACGATACCTTCTGGGATGGCATTAGTTGCCTTCAGAACGTTGATATCGTTATTTGCAGTACCTGCTTGGAATACAGACTTCAGAATGCGGTTAGCGTTGTACCATTCTTGACGAGCTACAATCAAAGAACGTGGCATTACGTTAATCAACAAACCACGGTCATTCTGGAAACCCATAATTGCGATTGTTGCATCTTCCAAAGAAGCTTCGGACAAGTCAACAGACACAGTAGGGGTATTAGCAAAAGTACCACCAGATGTATTTGGATGTACTGTAGAGCAAAGAGCTACACCGTCACCACCTTTATAAGTGTTATTGAAAGCACGATTATAAACGTTAGCACCGATATTTTCTTTAGTTTGACGGAAAGACATTGCCAAAGCAGCAGAACGACGCTTAGAAACTTGCTCATACAAGTTGTCATCCAACTCTTCTTTAGTTACGATGTAACCAAGAGCGTATGCAACGTGTGTGTAACGAGTTACGAAACCTTGAACTTCTGAATCATACTGAACGCCTTGGCCTTCAGATTTGATTAAAGCAAGACCGAAACCAGTTAACTGAACGTCTTCCTCATAGTTTTGCATTGAGGTATCTTTGTCGAAGAGATGAATGTACTCTTCTGGATGCTCATCATAAACCTGACCCCACCATGCTTTGATACCAGGCCATAGAGCCTTGGGATGTGTACCAGTTGTAATTACACCAGCCATTTTATATATCTCCTATTAATTAAGCACCGAAGGCTTGTTTATATTGGTGTTTATTAAACACAACCAACAAATTGTTGTATGCGCCAGGAACGTTATTAGGTTCTTGGTACATGCCAATAATTTGGAACATAGAAGCTGCAGTAGCAGAAGCATCAGCAGTTACGTATGTAGCGGAGAAAGGTGAAGACTGGCTCAAAGTAGCTGTTTGGTCAGCAGTGATTGTTGGAACTGCAGTAGAACCAACTTTAGCATCTGCAGAAGTGTTAGCTTGTACTTGGAATACAACGTTAGGGTCAGTGATAACATAAACATAAGTATATGAACCAGAAGACAAGCTAATGTACAATTTACCTAAGTCAATGTTTGTGCCTTGCAAGCTTACGCCTGGGTTAGCTACACGAATAGAAGCAATAACACCCAATGGAACATCGGTT